GAGTACATGACTTTGTTTTTGTTTCTTTTTGCTAAGAAAGCGTGGGAGCATGTTGATTCATGTTATAATATAGAACAACCTACGACGGAGACTGATCATGGACTGGGAAGAGTATTTAAAAAATGAACTTGAATATTATGATCAGCACCCCGAAGAGGATGACTGTATTATAGAGGCACATACAAACGATGTGCCTTGCATTGAGGTTTGTTACATGGATTAAACCAGTTCACAAACTGGCACAACATGTGTAGAAAAGACAAACCGATTTGCTATTATATAAATGTGGAGGCAAGGGTGAGAACCAATTCAGAAAGACCTTAAATGACCGAGTTTCTCAGAAATGAGTTTGCAAGTAATCTTGGTGGTCACACTGTGGAAATCTCTTTAAATCGAACCTCTCCACACCCAAACATTTCATTTATTACATGTCTGAAACCGTTCGAACTCTCACAATCACCGAAGCAGAAGAGACTGCATTGGTTGAGATCATTCGCTACTTCAACGATATGGGTTTACCTGATAACGTTGATAGCACAGATTACGACACACTCACCGACAAGGTTTGTGAACCCGCATTTTGGGAGTACAACTAATGGTACAATCTGAATTCTTTGGCAGAACTTTTTGGTTGGGTAAAGATAACCAACTTAAGAGTGCTGCCACTTTTATTGAAGGTGGAGCAGACTATGACAATTTTGATTATGTCTGCGATTGGACTGACTGGGAGGGTGTCAACTACTATGAGTTATTTGATGTCATCTCTGAACTAATCACACAAAAGGAGGCACGACTAGATGCGAACCTACCACATTGAGTGCATGGAAACAAATTGTTTCATTGTTGAGGTTGAAGCAGAGAGCGAAGACCACGCAAGGGAACTAGCACACAATGACATAAACTCTCACGAGGTCATCCAAGAATGGGTGACCGACTGGGAAATCAATTTAATCACGGAGGCATCATGAGTTTTTTCAATCACGTTCAACTGCATAAGTACGACATCACAGACAAGGGCATCTCACAGGCATGTTATGATGAACTTGTCGCTAGTGGCAACAACTCAACCGAAGACCAGTTGAGAGTCCTTGCTGATGACATGCGTGAGCAGTTCAAAAATTACATGCGTCCTTTATTCTCATGAAGGTTGACGTATATTCTATGCTAGAGGGTCACACGGTTGACCGCATAGCAGAAGACATTGCAGAGGCACTGTCAAAAAATGGTTATGATGTCTCAGCGATTAGTTGGGACATTGATTGTAATGTACTTTCACTCAATGAGGATCTATGACCCCTGAACTTAATCAAGATCAACTCGACAGCATTATTGACCAATTTTCAGAGATCATTGTTGATGGCATGGACACTAAGACCCTTTGCCAGTATGTGTATGATTCGCTAGTAGATTTTTATAGCGACCTAACACAGGATGAACTCCAGGATTTCATTATACAGCATGATGAGGATCTCTGGGATGAGTTAGTGGACAATGAGACAAGTGTCCCACCAGTGGTTGAAAAATCATTTGGTCTGAGTGTATAATAAGAATGTACACACAAAGGAGATCACTTGAAACGTCTTGAACTAATCATGGGTCGCAACATTCCTAACAACGGAACTGTCACTGACCATATGATGAACGATTTCATAAGAGTTGAAATCATGCCACATTTTGAGTATGGCACATTCATTGACGGCGAAGGTCTCTGGAAAGGTGAACTAGAACAAACCAAGATTTTTTATCTTGAGGTCGCTGACAATGAGGTTGATGAGCACATGATCTCACTCAACTGCATAGCAGCAGCATATAAGAAACAGTTCAATCAAGACTCTGTTCTTATATCACAAGTGCAAACCAACGCCATCTTTAACTAATGAGCATTCGCTACTGGACAGCAACCGACCAACGCAACGGGAGAGTGATCACATTCTCCTCTAAATCAAAAGCGTTGGACATGTTGGCATTCTATCAAGGTGCTGGCATACGTTGCGAACTTTGCAACTAATTGTTAAGAGGGCATTGCTACGGCATGCCCTCTCCTCTATAATAAGAGCATGAACAAAGACATCTTTCTCACAAACGAATCTGCTCGCCGTGACCCTGTTGTCCAGGCAGCAATGAAATCAATCCTCGCTCGCATGACTCAAGAGCATGACAGAGCATCCGCAGGAATCGCACCTCACACAGTCGAAGTTTCACCAGTCAACTTTTTACAAGATGTCATGGATGACTTAGGCGACCCTCAAATCAGAGACCGTGAGCGTGAGGAGTATTTTAGGAACGGTTGGGGCGACAGTCGCAACGGTTGCTACTACTAACAGTCTAGCACACCCTGTCCCTGAGACAGGGTTTTTTTGTGATCCCCCGACCGATGGGGTCGCCGAGCGAAAAACGTGGAACCTTTGTAACCTACAAACGTTTCCCAGAGCGTGATAAATATAATTACGAAATTCATATTTCAAAACCTTGATTTTGAAAAAAATTTTCCAGCAAAAAATTCGCCGAAAAAGTTTATCATGGCATATAGAGAGTTAAGTAAAGCAGAGAAGGTTGCGAGGTGGTTTAACCAACGAAGGATCGGAACTGCTATGCTTCACAAGAAAAGCATCCGATGGTTCCAAAAGAAAACTGGGTTATCAAATTATCAAATACAGTGGTTAGCGTTCGCAGAAGGTGTTATACTAACAATAATCATACTTTAAAAAATGGCAGAAGTTACTACAAGTGAGATTCTAATGCAGATGATGCAACTGCAAAATAGAGTCAATGATGTCGAAAGACAACTAGATCGCCGTTTGACACTTTTAGAGAAACGATTCGAACAATTCGAATTAGACTCAAGGTTCAAACAGGATCCTATAAATGACCCCCTTGCAGACTTGCCAGGTATGTCAGGTGGTAAACCAGTGTCAAGTTTCGGCAAAGGAATGGGATTATGACCAAAGAACAATTAAACTACTACGAAAGGGCGTTAGCAGATTTCGACCACTTTTGTGATGAATTTGAAAACGCAGCAAACCGAAGATTTCAGGGAATAGATGATGACAGCAGACAACCACTCACTAACGAACAGATACAACGAGCAACTCCAGACGCTGTACAAGAGATTGAACAGCTTGGAGGAGAGGGTGAAGAATTTAGAACACCCTCAATTGATGTACAAGCCACCGCACTCGGAGGACTACTTGACGTTAGCGAAGACTCTTGACGACATATATGAAAAGATTGATATTTTAGGACGCTATACAGGTGGATGAAGAAACTTATAAAGAGATCATGTTAATTCATGACATTATATCGATAAACACTCTACATCTTTCTATGGGTAAGTATATCGATAGTGTACAGATAGCATTGGAGAATAAAGATGCCAGCAGCAGCGACTAAAGGAAGTGAAGTAACTACTGGACATGGGTGTGATGCAACCACCACTATCATGGACGGTGATGAATCTGTGAAGATTAATGGGAAGGACGCTGCTGTCGTAGGTAGTAATCTCGTTACACATAATGCACCAGCAGGTGATAAGTGTTTGCCACATGCTACGAAAGTAACAGAAGGATCCTCAAGTGTGCAGGTGAATGGGAAAGCACTAGCAAGAGTTGGTGATGGTATATCATGCAGTGCTGGTGGCAAGATCAATTCAGGCGATACCAGTGTTATTGCAGGATAGAGAATCTTGTGATATAATAGTGATAGTTTATTTTAGTTTATGGCAATCCGTAAATCAATTAGTGGGAACCTCGTTACGATTGAGGCAAAACCTAAAAAGACTCGTCAAGGGACTGGTCAGCATACTAAGTACTCTGCTTCTAGTAGAAACAAGGCTAAGAAGCGTTATAGAGGGCAGGGTAGAATCTAATGGAATGGTTTTATAAATTGTGGATGGATCTATCATGGGTTGATGGATTCTTCTTTACTCTATGGATCGTTGGCATCTATTGGGGTAAGAAACGTTTAGACTATCACTTTGCACGTAAGACCCAACATGCGTGGGACAAGAGTGTGTATAAGGTTAGATTAGTTGAACCTGTTACAGTTAAGAAAGCAAAATATCATGAGTGAAGAATTTACTCGCATTGCTAATTCGCTTGAACGAATTGCGACTGCATTAGAGCATCTACATATCGAGAAAATCGATCATGCACATATAGATGATATTGGTGAGATACATGGCGATGTAATAACTCATCCAAAACAGTTCTGACCCGAACGCCGACCCCCCATCGCCGAATCTCCGAGTGATACATTATGACATATCAAGCATTACCGAAATTCCTACATGTAAAAGACAGTCCTATAGCAGGTCAAGGTCTTTTTGCATTGGAAGATATTCCAAATGATGTTTATCTAGGAATATCCCACGTAATAGTGAATGATACGATTATGAGGACACCTTTGGGTGGATTTGTAAATCATTCATATGAACCTAATTGTGTTAAAGACTTCGAGACTGAGGAGTGGGGGCAAATATATCATATGAGGACTATTAGAGCTATTAAGAAGGGAGAAGAGTTATTTTTGAATTATACGTTTTATAGCGTCTAAATAAGTAGGAATATTCTTTCTACTTGTGTGGCGAAGTTAACGCAGTCCTTCAAGGATATATCTTTAGCTTTTAAAAAGCACCCTGTAACTGACGATGTAGTAGTTACAAAGGATAGTGCTGCGATTAAGCAGTCTATAACGACATTATTATTAACCGACAGAGGCGAAAGACTGTTTCAACCCGATTTGGGTAGCAGTCTTCGCCGTTTTTTGTTTGAACCGCTAGATTTTGCTACAGCAGGACTGATAACAACATCAATTAGGCAATGTCTTGGTAGATTTGAACCAAGAATTAGGGTTAGTTCTTGTAGAGCAATACCTAATGATGCTGAAAATGGATTTGATGTTGAATTAACCTATAAAATTATTGGAACTTCGATTCCACCAGTCACAGTAGACTTCTTTCTAGCTAGAACGAGATAATGCCATACACCCAGTTAAACAATTTAGACTTTGTTGATATAAAAACTGCACTCAAAGATTACATGAGGGCAGAGACAGATTTTACTGATTATGATTTTGAAGGATCTGCACTAAGTCAACTACTAGACGTACTTGCCTATAATACGTACTATACAGCGTTCAATACCAATATGGTAGTGAATGAACTGTTCTTGGATTCTGCGTCTCTGAGAGACAATGTGGTGTCTCTGGCGAAACAGTTAGGTTATACTCCAAAGTCAATTACTGCTGCAAAGTCTAATCTTAGTTTTAATGTTAATATTCCTAATAATGCACCTGATTCTGTTACTTTGAAAAAGGGTAGTGGATTTTTAACAAATTTAGATGAGACTAGTTATCAGTTTGTTGCTACAAAGGACTATAGAGCAGAGGTAGCAAATGGCGTTGCTGTGTTTGAAGATGTTGAATTAGTAGAGGGTACTCTTCTTAATACTATAACAACATATAATAGTGCTGTTAAGGGTCAGAGATTTTTAATTGAAAACTCTAATGTAGATATCAATACACTCACTATTAGAATATTTGATAATAGTAATAGTAGTGTTTCTACTGAGTTTAAGAA